AATTGTAATAGTAGTGTTGCATGATCCTGCGTAAGCGCTGCGTTATGAGATTGCAGCTCATTCGTAGCTTCTGTGTGCTTATCACTCTTCGCTTCCAATTCGGCTACATGAAGCAGCAGCTTCGCATTTTCAATCCGGAGCTGATCCAGCTCAGTAGGAACTGGCTTTGGCTGCAAGGCTTCGATTTCTTCCTCCGTTAGGCCGTTGCTCCAATAGGAAGATGCGTCTACTGGTGTAGGACGTTTCGGTGCAGGCTTTCCGCTCGCCGGATCATGCTTCGCAAGAGCACCGAGATATTCGACGTAGGCGAGATCGTAATCGGCTTTCGCTTTGCGATAGCCATGTACGTCAAAGGTCGGTTCGTAGAGTCCGTCAGGCAATGGAATGGCTACTGTGTACCCGACTAGTTTCGTTTTAGCTTCAGTTAGTAGATTAGAGTCATTCTGCTGTGAAGCTATTAATTCTGCATCATCATCATTGGCGCCAGCCTGAACCGGCTCCATTCTATCAAAAACGCCCGTCACGGAGTCCGCAACGAGCCTTGGTTCAATGTATCGACCACTAAGGTCGGTTATGATTGCTTCTTTCAATGTTAGGCCTCCTTATTGTTCGGCATAGAAATAAATATTATCTAATGTTAACCACATATTCCCTGCCCCTGAATTAATATATACCGCCCCTGATTTTTCGACAGTAATATATGACAATAGCAATTGCTGGTCGTGTGAGATATTTATAAACTGCATTCTACGAGATGGACGATAACCTTCAGGCAAGAAAAATACATTGCTTGACGTTGCACCACCAGTTACAATCCCCCTCACATGCACAAAACCAAGTTGATCTTTCATATAACCGGTAGGAGCATCATCCCCTATGTTTCTGTCAACCCATTTATTTAGTAGGGTCGGCTTTATCCACGGAACGCTTGCGATGTCTTTTTCCGCTTTCTTATTCTCTACGATACTTAAACGAAGCTCTGAATTGCTTACAACTTTTACTATGTCATCAATAGTACTTCGTAAGTTGGTTCCAATCCTCCCTATTATGTCTTGAGATAGAGTCGAGTTCTGAATTGTATAAGTAACATGATAGATTGCTTTAGGATCCAAAATATAAGGCGGGTGTAGTTGAGCGATCGTTCCATATTCTTTTGTATGCTCTATACGCCAACGAGAATCTTTATTTCCACTATTATAGATATACTTAATATCTTCTGCTTTACCATATTTAAACGGCCTTGCATTAATATTAGCTACAGGATTGCCTAAGTTCCATTGATTGTATACATCAAGAAATGAATCGGTTATTTCACGTAATATAACTCCACTATTTACTTCAACTTGATTCCATCCTTGTCTAAATAAAAGGCCAGTTTCATATTTAAGAACTGGTTCAATTACTGGTTTCGTTTTTAAATACTGGAGTTTATAAGGTCTATAGCCTTGATTATTTAACGTAGTAGGAACAGTCGCCGAATAAGATCCCTCTACAATAGGAGCTCCTCCAGCCCCTGAATGTCTTGGTCCTACACCTGTAAATAACTTATACCACGCTTTTGTTCCCACCCCATTCCAAGAAGGGAAAGAATAATCAGCATTGTTCCCCATTTTCCAACCCAATAGATACGCCTTTATCTCATCCTCTGTAGGATCATAATCTTCACCCCAACCACTATCTTCGTTAGAAACACCAATATATAAATAACCTGTAGTTGGTTGCAAATGAAACGTGTCGGCAATCTTCACCTGCCCATCAATTTTCATCTGGCTTCCATCATATTTCGTCATATATTGCATACCATCGACTGAAACAGACCCGATACTTGAAAAGTTGGGAGTTAAAATCTGTCGCATACCATTTAAACTTTTGCTTGCTTGCCATTTTCTATTGACATCAACAATCACTTTCTTCCACCATTCGTGAACATAAGGCAAACCATCATCACCAACGAAAAGCACATCCGCATTGCAACCATTAGTCGAATTTGCAGCAAGTTGGCACTCAGTTGCCCATATGCTTTGAGTTTGAGGTGCAAATAAATGCTGTTTGTCACCAGGTACTAGCATTGGGTTTTTAAATTTATATTTACCAAGTGGTAAATTCCAATTACTAAACCATACATAGCATGTATCTCTTCCGGCCAAAAGTCCATCAATGTCACCACTATTAAAAGTCACATTTTGCTCTCTTGTGTAATGTACATAACTATCGAAATCCCAACCTACTGCAATCATTCCATCATGTTCGCATGAAAATGTGTAGGTTGTATTAGGTTGAATCGTAAATGCCCACCCTGTATATTGATTCTCAACACTTGCAGTTAATTCAATTTCATATGATGAAATTATATTAACTGAAGATTGATCACGTATGTTGGTGGCCTTCGGTTCAGTAAAAGGCCGTAGCAAATTCCCACTAGTAGTAATTGCATATGGATTAGTAACGTTGGTCATTGCATCCACGTATGGATATGCTGCAGAAACCTGCTCTGAAGTCATCGCATTAATCTTTTCTACTTCAGACGTTGGAATTTCATATAATCTGATCGCATCAAACAGACCGTATGATTCATTCATTTTGCCGAGGACTGCAAGATGAACTGCAAAGCGCGTTGCTTGATCCGATAATGTGAAAGCCATATGAACGGGCTGTAACATGTCACTAGAATCCACATTTCGAGTCATATGGAATTCCAAAGACTTGTCACCGTTATACTCAAGAGCCTCTAATCGAACCTTACCGAACTCTGAACCGTTCTTTATATAACCAACCACCACATACGATTTACCCGACGATGTATTTTCAATAAAACGATATGCATTTCCCGCCTCATAGACATTACCTAGTGTGACTTTTAAGCTCGATTCACCTTGAACTTTTTCGGACGTAAATTTTTCAGCAGTGACTGAATTAGTTTTCCATAGACTTGTATTTTCACAAGCTCCTGCATAACCAAGTAAATTAATCAACGTCCGCCCGCGAATCTCCCCCATGCGGAAGGGAGTGTCCTCAGGGACATCCACGATCTGCACACCTGGCTTCAGCGTAATATCCTTATACTCCGCCACATGGGCGTCCTTCAGGCCTTGCTCGATGCGGTTCAGATCCTTTTCCGTGACGGTGTCGTCATACTTCCAGTTTGTCTTCGCCTCGTATGGCATTATGCCACCTCCTTCACTGTAATCGGCTGCTTGATGATCGTATCGGATGTGAGCGGGATGTAGACGTCATTCGACGTCAGCACCGTGCCGTCAGCAGCCCGAAGCTCGATCAGCGATACACTGTCCACAGATCCCAGCGGAATCATATATTCCAGATTGACGACGCTCTTTGATACTTGCTTCACCGTAAACTCTGTTATCACATACGTTTTATTCAACACGACCTTGGCAATTCGCGTGTTAACATGGGTCGCCAGTTCTTTCAGCAACGTTGATTCGATCATTTAATCTGCACCTCCAGCCCGCGCTCAGCAAATGGCGAACGCCCCAGCTTCCACGTCGTTGAAAGCCTTGTCGTCCGCTTCAAATCCGAGCGATATATGTTCTCATTTACTCCTACATTGGATAGCAGTGCCGTCTCCTGTTGATAGACCAAGTTGGCAGGCTTCACTGCGTATACCGTGTGCCCAACCTCCTTGAATACGGCGGCATCCGTAATGTTGGCAACGATGCGCAGCAGGAAGGCGTCCGCATCTATAACAGCCCGCGCCTTGTCCTTGCCGAGCAAAAAATCCAGCTTCTCCTGCAAATACCGGATCGTAAACGGCGGCTTCGTCGTGTAGCGGTTGATGATCCGTCTGCGCCGGAAATCGATCGATTCCGCATCGCGATCCGGGAGAATATTCAGCATCCGCTCCCGCCTAGTAATCGCATCCTCGCTTGCTGTCATGACGAATTGATCGTCGAACAGCCTTTGCATGGCGGCCAGCAGCTTCTCCTTCTCTCCATCCTGCGTTTCCATAAGCAGAACCATTTCCTTCACGTCATGGTAAAAGTCTGGCAAACGCTTGAGTAACGGCTCAGCCATTCAAGGTCACCGTCCCCATGACCGGCAGCTCTTCCGTGTCCAGCTCCACATTGGCTCCCTTACCGTTCAGCTTCGTATCCGCAATATCCGCGATACCTTTTACATTCAGGATACGGGCTTCCAACTGACTCACACGCACGACGGTGCGGTCTTCCTCTTTCCAGCTCATTCGCAGCGTCCGCAGGTAATCGGCAATCACTTTTTCCACATCCGCCTTCACCTGTGACACGGATATTCCCGCTTCAAGTGTAAGCGTCGTCGATACATGTATACTTACGGACACTGCGCCCTTAATGGTGACGGTATGGCCGATCGGCGCGAAGCCCATCCCCTTCCCTTGATTCACCTCTGGGTCGATGATCGTCTGCACATCCTTCACCAGCTCAGCAGACGGAGATTCAAAGCTGCTCGAAATGATCGTGCACTTTACCGTGCCCCCGCCTTTCCAGACCGGGAATATTTTCACGCCGCCGACGCCTGAAAGAGAGGTTACCTTCTTCTTGTAGTCGGCTGCATTGCCCCCAAATGGCTGTTCATTTACGGCCTCGAAGAACCGACGGCGCAGCGATTCATCCGACTCCGCATCCGCGCCTGGCGCAATAACCTCCGCTAATTCGGCTCGGGCAAGACCATCCACGTAATCCACCGGCATCAAGGAGCCGTAGTATTCGTTTCCCTTAGCGCCCTTGCCTTCACATTCAAGTACGAACACACCTGCTGATAATCGTTCGATGACTACATAATGAAACTCAATCGTTGAAAAGCGAGACCGCAATGGCACATCGAATGGCTTACCAGTCGCATCATAAAACAATCCCTTGCGTTTGGCTGCAGCATCCGGCTTGCGCTTCACGCCATATTCAGCCGTACGCCGCTCCAAATATTCGCCGCTTGATGTATCCGCATACGACAGCTCATTTTGAAAATGCAAGTCCGTATAAGCCTGTACCAATTCCAGAGCAATCGGGGCAAGCGCATCGTAAATCATACTGCCTTCCCGCTTGTCCACATCATTCGGAACGCGTTCCAGCATCCGCCCCATAATGTCCTCCAAACGGGGCACGTTCCAAGTACCTTGTTCCCATTCAGCCATCCAACTTCACCTCCTTCGTCATTGCTAACTGCCCTAGAACCGTCTCTACTGTAAAATGGACTTGCAAGGCGTCTCCCGTCTGCTCGAAGGCAAACTCACCTACGCGCAAAATGCGATCATCCTGAAGCAGCGCTTCGGATATCGTGCGCTCCAGTTCCGACTTCACAAAGCCCAAGCTATAACCAATCTGCGCGCGAAGCTCAGAGCCATAATCTGGGCTATATATCAAATATTCAAATCGTTCGGTCAACAATATCTTAAGCACGGCTTGACGCATCGCTTCCAAGCCATCTGTCATTCCTAAAATGCGCCCTGCCTCCACATCCAGCCGATAGGTGCGTGTAGGCTGTTCCGTATACTCCACCATTACAGGTGTATCTTCATTCTCCAACTCGAACCTTGACTTCGGGATCATGCCCCCACCACCCTATCAAGGGCAACATAGCTTTGTCCTCCCTGCATACGGACTAACAGCAGTTTGTCTCCTACGTACAATCCCTCACGAATCGTAATCTCTTCCCCACCGACACGCACCTTGTGCTCTGTAAGCTGTTCCGTAATGACGAGAGCGGACTCCGGCAAGGTGAAGCGCTGTTCTACCTGCACCTCCAAGGGTGACACACTGAGCACCACACCATACAGCAGAGCTACTGGGCTAGATGCCTCCACCGCTCCTACACCCGCTTTTTTAATAATGTCCAGCATCATCCTCATTGCTAAATCTCCTTCAACGTTAATGACATCGTATGCCCTGAACCGCTCCACTCCTGGGAGCACTCCTCAATGAGCTTGTTTCGCAGATTCACATTCTGTTCAGGCGCAAAAATAGGGATGTTCATTCCGGCTCGAATGCGCACATCCCCTACAGCGTTCACTTTTATTGTTTTCTTCTCATGGTTATGGAGCTTCAGCAAGTTATCTCCAAGCTGTTGGATTTGAGCCTGATTCATCTTGTCATCTATCTTTTTGTACAGCTGCAGATGTCCCCATTTCGCCATATTGTTACTATCTTTTGATATAAAAGTTTCACGTACACCTTTTTCCGGATTGTCCCGATACATTTTGATATAGTTATACGTCCCATCATCTATGCTGGCCTTATAGGATATGCTCGTCATCTGACTCTCTTCGCCAATCCCGTAATCCGGCATCCAACTTTTCGCTTCCCGCAGCGTAAGTTTGCCGAAGTCGTCATACAGCACATAGATGATTTTGGTAGAGTTTAGGGTGAAATCAAGCGCGCGGAACATCATATCCAAGAGCTTCTTGTTGTCCTCCATAAAAGTTGGGATCTTATACTTCGTATCTACTAACTCTCCAAGCTTGATATCGAATTTTTTGGCAATATATCGAATGATTTCAGTAGCAGTCACGTTTTTAAGCATGCACCAGTCGTTCACCATCAAATAGCGCATCTGATCATAAGCAGTCAGCTTTACAGTATTGCTCTCATCCGTCTCTATGCTGAACACATAGCCGTAAAACACAGGCACTCCATCTTCTTGCACTCGGATAATATCACCATTATTGATGGTAAAGCTGTCCTGAAATATGGCTCCCTTACTAAAGGAAATCGATATGCTGGCAGGCTTGCCAACACGGGAGGTCGACCATGTCATACTCGAGATAAGCTGTGACATGTCCCACGCATTGCCATTGCGATTATCGACCAACACTTCCAACCTGTTCATTTCAAATATTCACCTCCTACGTCGCTGTGTCTCATTGCTTTCGAGGAAGTCGCAGAATACGATTCGGTTCCAGTTCATGCAGAGCCTCATCT